GAAGTCAGGGTGTTTGAGCCGCGAAGCGGCGAGGAGGTTTGTGTGGGGGTTGGGGGTTTTTGGTTTAGGCAGTGGTTATAAAAACTTAAAAATCTATATAAGATAATCTACAAAAATCATAATATCTAACTTCAAAATTATTTGCTTCCAAGCCTGGCTCCCAGTAGACCATAATAAGTGGTCTTTTTTCTACATCAGTACTAAATTGAGCCCCATCTGTAGGGTAATTTAATTCTGCCCGCCAAGGTATATTAAATTTTAATACCTTGCAACTTGGAACTCCTGAATCTTGAAACTCACCTTGTGGACTTAACCAAAATTGTTTCTTTTTAAGAATATAAAAGTTTTTTGGATCAAAACTTCCAATTACGTTGAATTTCTCCTGTTCAATTGTTGCACCTTGATATTTTTGAAGTAGTGCTGCTAAACTTACCACTGGGTCTTGACCTAATAACGAAGTATTTTGGTATTTTACAACTACTACGTTGATTAAAATTGGTCTGTCCAATGAAACTCCACCTTGTGGAATATTCATATTAAACATCATTTTTATTTGAAGGTTTTTGCACTTTATTCTTCTTCCTACTCTACTAAATTCATTTGTTCCTTGAGTTATTGCATTGATTGGGTCGTACAATGCATTATAAACGTTAGCTGGTCTTACTGGGCCGCCGTCGTGCGCAATAGAAGCGAACTTAAGTTCCGACATTCTGTTAACAACTCTTTTAACAAATTTCTTAAGTCTATAAGATTTTCTTCGAATTCCAAGTCGTCTTGGCCTGATTCTTCTGACATATCGTCCTCTTGAGAGTCTTCTTCTTTTGACCATTTTTTGAATTTTGAAAATGATCTTTTCCCGGTTTGATTAGGCAATTTAGAGTAATTCATTATAATTAACCCATAAAATTTTTTCGATTAAATACTATTTAATTAACGAAATCGCTTTTAATATTACTAAGCGATTTCGCTCCGCTCCTCCCACTAATGCAAATTGAAGAAGTTAAAGAAAATGTCAATTTTCAACTTAACACCTGTCAGCTGTTTCTTACTTATCCTCACTGCTCTCTTTCGCATCAGGAAGCTCTGGAGCAACTCCAAAGGACTTTTCATATCCTTCAATATTGTATTGCTATTGAGCCTCATGCTGATGGGACCCCTCATCTGCACTGTTATCTTAAACTTGACAAGTCTTATCCTCATCGTTGGAGGTCTGCTAGATTCGCTGATCTCCGAGGGCCTCTTGCTCAGGTCTATCATGGGAACTACCAAGGAGCTAGGTCTGTCAACGCTGTCCTTGCATACGTACGGAAGGATGCTAACTTTTTGTCAAATATTGACCTTACTCGTAAGTTGCGTACTGGTGTCAATCGAGCTGAAGTAGGTGCTCAACTTCTTGGTAAAAGATCCCTGACTGTTCTCGTTAAGGAGAATCCTGCTTTGCTTTTTGGGTATGCTAAGCTAAAATTAGATTTGCTAACATTTCAACAGGACAACCAAGATACAAATTACACTTTGCCCCCCTTCTTGCCAAATCCATGGGGACTTGTATTGCCATCATACAAGAATTCTAAACGACGGCACTACTGGCTTTGGTCTGTTCAGCCAAACGTCGGGAAAACTTTCAAGTTTGCCAAACCCCTTAGAGATGAATTTGGAGTGGCCCTCATCTCTTCCAGACCCACTTATTGGAACGTTGTCCCCGATACGAAGTGTATCATCCTCGACGAGTTCAACTTCGCCTGGTTTAAATTTTATGAACTCAACTCCCTTTGTGATGGAACCTTTTCCTTTAGAAGATTTCAGCAAGGAGAATTATTTTTAAAAGATCCTTTAATAATTGTTTTATCTAACAATTCTATAAGTTCTTTGTATCCTCATATGAATAATTTGTTGTATGAGAGATTTTGTGAAAAAAAATTAGATTAAAATTAAAAAATTCCGTTAAATTTAAAAAATACGACCGGCCGATCCGAGCGAAGCGAGGTAGGCCGGAGGGTTGGAAGTCAGGGTGTTTGAGCCGCGAAGCGGCGAGGAGGTTTGTGTGGGGGTTGGGGGTTTTTGGTTTAGGCAGTGGTTATAAAAACTTAAAAATCTATATAAGATAATCTACAAAAATCATA